GACAAATACGAATTGGTCAACCTTATGGCCTGCCTGCTGAAGGCAATGCAAATAAAACGCCGCTTGAATTGCGTAATTATATGAAACCATATCCTTTGAAACGCCGCGTGGGCTTGCGTCTTGGCACGTCTTGAGATCATAGACCACGCCCTTTGCATCCCAAAAACTGTCTGGGCGGCACTTGATCTTTAGCCCGGTAGTCGGGTCGGCGGCAAAAAAACTGGCCTCGTTTATCGTTGTGTCACCTGCCATTCTTTGGCCCGCTGGGTGGAATAGAACGCTGTCGGCCACATTCCGGGCGAGGTCATAGTCAGTGGCCGTAAGTAACGTGCCGCCGTTTACCTGCGCCTCTTCGTATAATTCCGTCCAAGCCTTGCCGCGTCGAGTTTCTGGCCCGCGCACCATGCCCTTGCCATCTTCAAGCACCATTGCGTGGACGCAAGTGCCAATGTCGAACACTGTGCTGGACCTATAAACTTTAGATTTCCAGTGCGCCAGCGATTTGCTGTGGACCATCTTCACGTCGCTTGAACTAACCGCGTCTTCGTCGTGGTACTGAGCGTTGGTCATTTTATCAGCGTAGATCATCCCAATTTCTCCTTGTTTAAAATTTCAATCCTAATTGCCGGGCGGCATACCATAGCCTCTCAAGCGAGTTTAATTCGTCCTGCGCCATAGCCCAGCCCTTGCCGTGACCCAGATCAATCTCCTGCGCTTTATTCATAAACGTGGCCTGTGAGGCGTAGCCGACCACATTTAGCTTGTTAGGCTCAATCTGGCAGACCAGCACAGCGCAATCCGCTTTGAACGCCTCCTTGCGCTTGAACAGTAGCCTGCCGCTCTTATGAAACGTGGCTTTCACGTCCACAGAAATATCGTCTAGCCAGAGGTCACACCCATCGTCCACGCCAATCGCGTGCTGATGCGGAATGTTAAACACCTTCGACACCGCCACCTCAGCTTTAACGCCCAGCAAATCCAAATCTGCGTCAGACCTGCTTTTATCCTTGCGCTGATTCACAACTCCAGACGCCCTAGCAAGCTGCCAGCGCATAGCCGCAGCCTGCTTGCATTGCGACATCTCTTTCGGTGATAACTGGATTAGCATCACATTTTCTCCCTAGCAATAAAACAGAAAGTCTCAAAGTCTGTTTCGATTAAACCTTGCCCGCCGTCCATTACGGCTGACAGTGGGATCACACAGCGGTTTTGCTTGCGATCATATTTGTAGATCAGGCAAGGTATTTTTCCCTCGCGTTTCGCTGCAACTTCAACCTGAGACCACCATGCAGGCGCCCCGCCGATTGGCCCATCCTTGTACCGCTTCAACTCAAGCGTAAACGGAAAGTCTGGATCGTCGGCGATCAGGTCGGCATGAGCGCCGGCCCGGTATTGCTCAAGGTCACGCTTAAACTTTATGCCCAATTCGCCAAATAACATTGTGGCGATTTCGCGCTCATAGCTTGCGCCCTTGTTGCGACCGTTAACCATCAGTCTGGCTGCGGCTGCATAACTTCAACGCCCAACTCAGCAGCTTTAGCCACCGCTGACGAGCGCACAAAAGCTGCAAATGACAGCCCGGTCTTTCGAGATGCCAGCGCCAGCGCCTGCTGCTGTGCCTTGGTAAATCCGATTGTTTGCTTGTGATCCATGTCACCCCTCCTTTTGATACTCAACTTTCTTAGCCTGTAATTAATACTGGCACAACCCCAATTAAGTGCTTGCGCATACCTTTTTGGTATGCTACTCAATATGAATAACTAGGAAACGGGAGATACGTAAAAATGAAACTGTCTAATTGGACATCAATCGCAGCCGAAGACATCACAATCCTTTGCGTGTTGGACGCAGACGGCGAAACAGCGGTTGTTGAGTTTAAGACAAACGGAGCTTTTTTTATCGCTGACACATCCGACCTTGTAGAGTTTGGCGAAGTGTTCCAGATCACCAACACAAAACGCATGAAGGCTGGCGCAACACCAGAAGAAAAAATCAACGTGGCACGCAAAGATTACTTTGGCACCGCATAACGCAACATGGGGAGCTTCGGCTCCCCATTACCCATTTAGAAAGGACTACTTAATGAAACATAAGTTTCAAATCACAGGTGAAATTGTATTTTTAATAGCATTGTTTGCTGTGCCATTGTTGGCGAAGGGGGCAATGTAAAATGGAACATTGGATCGATTGCCCAGAGTGCGACGGCGGCGGCACCGTTGAGCGCGAAAAGTTTATCTCGCAAAGTATGAATAACCCTTATGGGTTCTTCGACGTTGAAACTGAAGAATGCGAAAATTGTGCTGGAGTTGGTAAAATTGAACCGCTGGAGGAAGACGAATGAAACTTGACGGATTAGCTGGGCGCGTAGCAAAATGCGCTGAGATGAATATGTCGCAATCCGATATTGCGGAATTACTTAGCGTGGCCCCGTCAACGGTACACAGAATTACAGAGCAACTTGGAATTAAACTTGAAAGAAAGGCGCGTGAGCATGGACCAAATTCTAATTATTATAGGCAGGCTGGAGCGGGTGAACTCAATAATGCTGAGCGAACCGAAAACATCAATGCGGCCCAATCTGGAGCAGAGATTGCAGGAACAGAGCGGGCTTCTGGAGATGTTGAGGCTATCCCTAAAAGATCTCCCGAAGCAAGATTAAATGAAAAGCTAAAAGGCGTTGAGAGCAAGTCAAAGCGTTACGAAATAACCTACGGTCATTTTTTGGTTGAATTTGAAAAAATGCAGCACAGGCTGGGCAATCGCGGGCCGTTGCCATCAAAGCAAAAAAAGGAAAGCACTCTGCACAAAGGGGCTATTGAGATGGCCATCAGACGCAAGGAAAACGGGGTACATCAAGGCAAACGTCTTTTAGGGATGATGGCGGACGGACGCACTATCACGTCAGCAGAAGCGTCGGAGATGCTCGGAGATAGTGTCTCAAGAACCTCAAGTTATTTAAATGCAATGTTTGAGGCTGGCCATCTGTACCGGGCGCGCGATCTTGTGAAAATCCCAAGCCAAAAGAAACGCCAATGGCGCTGGGTGTTTAGCACAGAGCCGCTGGACATTGTCCACGATTGGAATTGACCAATGACCTACTGGGCAGCACTGATACTGACCTACACAATCAACAGTGGCGTGGCGTCTTATGAAGTCACGTCAACTGTCTACTTTAAAGACATGCAGACTTGTTCCGTCGCCAGCGATGCAATCTACCCGGTGGTCTATGCGCAGTCACGCAATAGCATGGCTCAATGCAAGCGCACTGGTTTGCCGTCCTCATCAATGAGGCCAAGATCAAGGGGCAACAAATGACGCCAAAACCTCCTGCATAGTTGGTTCGTCAAACATTTCAAATCTTAGCTTTATGCCAGCGGGGGCTATAATTTTGTCGTCCCCGCGACACCAGAAAATCTTTTCAATGTCAATTGCAACAAATGCGTAAATGTCAGACCTTTTTCTGGCCTTACCTTGCTTTGTGTAAAATTGGTATCTATGAAAACGCTTTTTCGACGCGCTCTTTACCTGCAATGTTAAGATCTTATGTGTATCCGTCTGTATATACGCGTCGTGATCTTGAAACTGCGCAAGTGTGCAGAAATTACCAGCAAGACTTAGCCTTGAGAGGGCTAGATATTCACCAGCGCGACCAACATTGGCGCTAGCCGCTTGGTCTTGCATTTAAGCCTCTGAAAGCCAAGTGAAGATTTTAGTCGTCTGGTCTATCCTGTCGTCAATACCATGATAACCGCCATTTACCCGCTTAGTGATTTTGCGAATAATTTCTTCATCCACGCCAGTATCGGCTATCTTAAATAATCCGTTTTTGGAGAAAAACCATTGCGCCGTTTCAAACGCATAGTCTGTAGAAACTAGGCTAGGGTCATTCATAACCTCTGGCAGCCTCATGTCAGCCGCAAACTCACGGAAGTTTGATTTGCCCGTGAGTTGAAGAAATCCGCGGCCAGAAAAAAAACTGCCCTCAGAACTGGCCTCATTACCGTTGCCCATGCGATCAGAGTAAACTTTGTTTGCTAACCCCGACGGATTTTTTGCGTAAGGTTTGGCGCTGCTAACTGTTGGAAACCTTGACGGCCACACAGCCATAATTCTCTCAGGCGTTGAGTAGTATAAGTTTTCGCTCACAAGCTTGAAGCCACCGCTCTCAT